TAATAATAACTCTATAAAGAAAGATGCTAAAGCATCTAAAGAAAATCCGGACGGATTTTCACAAGCCGATTTTTTCAACGAAGAAAAAACAGTAAAAGCGAGCGTTAAATTTGGATTCACGCCGGATGCGTTAGACGTGCGTAAACAAGTAATTGAAAAAGTTGATAACTATTTTGATAAACTTGTATTTCCATTTGAAAGCGAAGATTTTAAACGGAACTTTTATATTTTGATGTGTCAACCGAAATGGAGAACGTCGCAAAAGAGTTTTTCAGCGATACAAGCAAACTTAAATGGTTTGAGTAAATACCCGGAAGAATTTGCGCTGATTCTGATAAAAGAAAGCATTTCAAAAGGTTGGGCGGCGTTAGAATATGATTCAACCCCCGAAAAATACGAAAAATGGGAAAAAATGAAACGTTCCGTAAAGACAGAGCAGCAAAGCAGCAAAGAAATTGCGGATATGATGAAGTATTTAAACAATGATTTTGATTGATATGGGAGCAATTGAAAAAAAAGAAAATACGGCGTTAGAAATATATAATACCAAGCCCGGAACAAAAGCCATTGAAGTACGCCGTAGAATGGTGCAATTGCTGGAGGTTGCCAAAGCATTAAACCCAGTTGAAAAATATGTTTTCGCAGCGTCAACAAAAACACCAATTGCGGAAATTGACGATGCAAAATTAGTTGAAAATCTTTCGTTACTGTTTAAGCGTATAGCAATAGACGTTGGTTATATAATACCACAGAATGAAAATGATTGGAATTATATACAATCCCGGTTGTTGGATATTCTGAAACGTTATTACTCAGATATGACGTTGGCTGATATTAAGATGGCTTTTGAATTGGCGACGACCGGAGAGTTAGACGAATATTTGCCGAAAGATAAACAAGGGAATCCGGACAAAAACCATTATCAACAGTTCAACGCCGATTACTTTGCAAAGATTCTGAAAGCATACAAGCAAAAGCAGACAGATGTAATTGACAAAGCATACAAAGCTATATCGAAAAAAAACAATGAAATTTCGCCGGAGCAAATCCGGAGATTTGAGATACAAAGACAATGGCGGAACCGTTATATTTTCCTTTGCTACAAATACACCGGGAAATTAATATTGGGGCTAACTGATGATATGTTTTTGTATGAATGGTTGCAAAAATGCGGGTTGGCTGATGATGTACAAGTTAAAGAGGACGACCGCAAAGAAGCGTTTGCCCGGTATATGCAGCGTGTAGCCCGTGGAATGATAAACCAATATACGGCGTTTCAAGTTCGCCGGAAAGGAACCGAAAGCCCGGAAATTGATTTTACGGCGTTTGAGGTTGCCCGGAAAAAAGAGATTATAAAAGCATTTGACCGGATGATTGCCGAGGAAATGCAAGTTGATAACTATATGAAATTTCAAGTATGCTAAAAAGTGGATTATTCTCTGTTGTATTTAAAGTTGAAGGAGTAAAATTTAGAGAAGAATATAATCTTTTATACAGAACTGAAGAGGATTATGTGAAAAATTCTACTTTATACCAACAAGCAACAAATGCAGTTTCTAAGGATTTAAAAGTTGTTAGACATAAAGTTGATATTATAAATATCATGAGAATACATAATGATTTAATATTAGAGGATGACACATGGAATGGGAAATAAAAGTACAATTAGCAAAAGCATTAAATACCGAAAACAATAAAGAAGCGTGCGAAATAATCCTAAAAAAACGAAATGGATATGCAGGCATGGAATATGTTTGTTTGTGGAATGGATTTAAGTAAATGCGAGGATTATAGATGTTTGTCAGATAAAATTATTTCTGTAAAAGATGATTTTATAAAACAAGCAGGATTTATCGAAGCATGGAGATTTGAAATATTAGTTATTGAATTAGGATTGTAAAAAAATGAAATTATTTATTGTTTGCTTTATAATTGGCGTAATAGGTTATTTTACAAAAGCGGGAGGTTATATATGGAAAAAAATATAAGAATTTCAGCAGTAGTGGGAATTGACCCGGGAAGCAATGGCGGTATTGTAACATGGCGACCAAATCAAAATATCAAGGCAATACAAATGCCAAAGGATTTAACAGATTTGCGTAATTATTTGGAATATCTGAAAACCATTTGTTCGCCAATTGTCTTTTTGGAAAAATTGAGCGTGCGCCCGGATGATGTAACGCCGGGTGCCGATGGCGTAAATATGGGTAAATTGTACCGAATACAAAAGATGATGGCAAACTTTGAGCAATTGAAAGCAATCATTTCAGTTTGCGACATTCCGTTTGTTATGGTACACCCTATAAAATGGCAAAACGAATTGAAGTTGCGAGCAAAGACGACACGAAAAAAAGAAGAAAAGAACGAGCGAAAACGCAGATACAAAGAGGTTGCCGGGAATTTGTACCCGGAATTGAAACCGACATTGTGGAACGCCGACGCCACGTTGATAATGCACTTTGGACGATACATTTTGCGCAACAACCCCGGTTGGGTGCGTCAGAATTTACCAAGCAACATGCACGAACGTTTGTTTTAGCCACGTAGAGCGATTTTAATTTCAAAATGGATAAAATATATATGGAGGAAGAAAAAACCACGCAAATCGAAAATCCGGAAAAAATAAGTATTCCGGATTTTAAAGAATATGAAATTGATAGAAACGGAAATGTGTTTAGAAATGGAAAGTTGATGAAACAGCAAACAAACACATACGTTGACCATATAGACGGAAATAGAAAAAATAATTCTGTTGATAATTTAAGATGGGTTACTATAAAAGAAAATAATAATAACCCAATAACAAAAGAACGTATTGGATTATCTAAAAGTGGAGAAAATTGTCCTTTTTATGGGAAACGTGGCAAATGTTGTTTACATTCAAAACCTTTGTTTCAGTTTAAGAACGGGGAATTGATAGGTTATTTTGAAAGTATTGATGAAGCATGTAAAAAATATGGTTACGACCATTCTTTAATAACAAGATGTTGCCAACATAAAGTTTCAATTGCATACGGTTATGAATGGGAATATGCCTTTGATTATTTTATTGAATTAACAAAACAATTGCGTCATAATCAACGCAGATATTTTGCCCAACGCAGACCGGAAATATTGGAAACGTGTAAACGTTTAGAAAGTGAAGTTGATGCAATTGTTGCTAAAATAACAGATAAACAAATGAGGCTATTTTGATTTATGCCTGGAATGTATAACGTTCCGGGTTTATTGTTTTTTTTTGAAAATAAAAAGAAAAAATTTTGGTAGTTAAAATATTATGCGTATATTTGCAGTGTCAAACAACGAAAGACCCCACAGTCTAACCAAAATGCAAAAAGACTGTTGAAAGATTAAGTTCGTAAGAGTAGAAAGTAAGCAACGGTATCTACAAAGGGTTAAATGATGGTTCGGTAACCGATTAAATGAAGCTATAAAGCCAAAATCTTTCAAAGTATGACAAACACCGACCGGGCGGGTTCCCGGAAAGTAAACATTTTATTATGAAAACAACGATTTACGATTTTGATTTTGAGATTGCCGGACACGGATATTACAAAGTAACTTACACGTCCCCGGCAACGGGTAAAAGATGGACGACAACAACAAACAATATGCCTTTGATTGATGCGACCAAGAACGCAGAAGAACCGAAACGTAAGGATTTGGAAGAACTTAAAAGGATTTGTAAAGATGGGAAAGTTTGTTGATGAAGTAGGAGCAATCCGGCACGCAATGAGCGACAAAGAGTTGAACGAATTATACAAGCGTTTGGAAAATTTCATTGCTGATTGCACGGTTGAGGAAGCGAAAGAAAGCCGGGACGCATTTGTTAAGGTGCAAACAATGATATACCAAAGAATGAGAGAAACAAAAAAATAATATTAACCGCCGAAAGGCACAAACCGAGAGCATTATGATAGTAAAGAAATTAGAATTGGTAAATTTCCAAGTAATTAAAGAGTTTAACGCAGATTTTGACGGTAACGTTTATTTCATTACCGGGGATAATGAGTTGGGAAAATCAACCGTATTAAAAGCAATTGGGGCTTTGTTGACCGGGAACCGTGACGCCGTATTGAAGAACGGAGAAAGCAAAGGTTTTGCAAAAATGATTGTCGGCGACGACGGAGAGGAATACGAGGTTGAATTGAAATTCACAAAAGCAAACCCACGTGGCACGTTATCAATTAAATCAAAGACAACCGGAATGAAAAGTGATAACGTTTCTATGTTGCAAAAGATTTTCGGTTATACAGATTTTGACGCCGTGGAATTTTCCCGTTGGTCGGAAACCGCCGAGGGACGCAGAAAGCAAATTGAGGTTGTAAAGTCTTTGTTGCCGGAAGAAGTAAGAACAAGGATTGCCGAAATTGATACAACCGTTGCCGGGCTTAAAACAGAACGTACCGGAGTAAACCGAGATTTGAAAACCTACAAATCAATATCAGATGCAGCCGGGCAGGGATTGACAACGCAGGATTTGAAAACGTATGCCAAACCAAAGGACATTACGGAACTGATGAAAGAACAGCAGGAAAACGCAAAGTTGGTTGAGAAAGCAAAGGGCGTGCGTTTACGTATGGAAGAAAGAAAGGGGAGATTGGCAGAGATTCCGGGACGTTTGGCAGCCGCCAAAGATTCATACAATAAAGCAATTGAGGCGGCAAAGAAAGCAATGGAAGAAGCCGAAAAGACGTATAAACAAACCGTTTCGGTCGTTGAAGAAGAAAAGAAAGATTATGAGGGAAAAATAGCAAGTGCCGAAAAATGGTTAACAGATTATGAGGCTTTGGGCCCGAATAATTTCGATACAGAAAAACAATTGAAAGAAGCCGAGGAACACAACAAAAAGGCTGCAAAGGTTGCCGATTATCTTTCAAAGAAAAAACAAGCAGACGACAAAAAAGCAGAAGCGGAAAAGATGGATTCAGAAATTGCGGAATTATCCGCCGAGCGTGAAAAACTTATTTCGTCGGCGAAATTGCCGATTTCCGGGCTTTCGTTTAGTGATGATGGGTTAGTATTAAATGACGTCCCATTTGTCGCCGGAAAGGTTTCAGATTCGCAAATAATGGAGGTTGCCGCAAAACTGATTATTGCAAGTAACCCAACGGTTAAGGTATTCAGAATTGCGAGGGGCGAAAGTTTGGGACAAAAGAGATTGCAGGCAATTTTGGATTTGGCAAAAAAAGAGGGATTCCAAGGTTTTATTGAAAGTGTTGTAAGGGGACAGCAGGATTTAATTATTGAGGAATACACAGAAAACGAGTAATTAACCGGGGCGTCGGTTTCCCGGCGTCCCTTAAACAAAACAATATGGAAGTTAAAGAAATGACAATTTCGGACGTTTTGAAAACACCCGAATTTTATAATAATCTGAAAGTGGTTATTTCCGATTTGGAAAACATCCGGAGAAATGCAAGAATAAGCGCAAACGCCCCATTAAAACGACACCCGATAGACCGATTGCAGGGAAAAGGAGTGTTTGAACCGGGACAAATGACAGTTCTTTATGCGTCGGCGATGGATGAAAAATTGCAGGGATATTCAAGCAGCGAAAGAAAGTTTATATTGGAAGTTGGCGGCGAAGCGTTTAATATTACAATGAAACAATTGGTTGACCAAGAAAAGAAAGACAATGAGGAAAAGAGAGATAACAGCAACGGGAATGATTAATAATAACGGCGGTTTACAAATGTACATGGGAGAGTTGAACCAATTCTTTGCCATGCACAAAGGTAGCCGCATAATCGCCCGTTTTATTGTAGCGTCGCCCGGTTCGTCAGAGGCTTTGAAAGGTTATTATTTCAATTACGTTGTACCAACGTTCCGGTCGGGTATATGGGAAGCCGGGGAGCGTCTGACAGAGGAACAGACGGAACACCGTTTGCGTGAGTTGTCCCCGGTTATGTATGAGCAAACGCCGGATATTAACACCGGAAAGTATGAAACCCGATTGCGGACAATTGCAGAGTTGAGCAATGCGGAATTAATAGAACATATCGAATTTTTAAAACAACTTGCAAGTGAAGAATATTATATATATATAGCAGACCCAAATGAAACTTGATTATGAAAAAAGTAACATTGAAAGACAGCAAAGGAAATGAGATAAACGACATTATGAAAGATGTTTTGACGTTCGATTGTGAAACAACCGGGTTGCCCCCAAAGGGCGCAAAATGGGGCGTTGATTTTGCGGAATTTCCAAATATTGTGCAATTGGCATGGGCGGTAAACGAAAAGGAACGTTCCTACATTATTAAGCCGGAGGGATGGGAAATACCGGAAGCGTCAACAGAAGTTCACGGAATTACAGCAGAGAGAGCAAACGCCGATGGCGTCCCATTTGCTGATATTATAGGCGAATTTTTGGAGGATTGCGAAAAAGCCTGTTTGTTGGTAGGACACAACATTTACTTTGATACGTCAATTGTAAAAGCAATGATATTGCGAATTATGGGGCGTGAGTATTACGACGAAAAAGCCGAGGACGCATTGTTTAAGGGAAAACGAATTGATACCATGATGAAAACAATTAAATTTGTCGGCGCAATGTTTGCAAATGGACGCCCCGGAAAATTCCCGACGTTGGAAGAACTTTATAATAAATGTTTCCCCGGCGAAACATTCCCGGCGCATGATGCGTTGGAGGACGTGAAAGCCTGCAAACGTTGTATTCCGGTTTTGGTGGAAAATGGTATTATAGAACTGAAACCAAAAGAATATCCGGCGGAACAATTGAAGTTTAACCCGGAACCGGAACCCGCAAAGACCAAAAAGGTAAAAAGGGAAGTTTTAGTTCACGACCCGAAACCGATATTTGCACCGGATGCAGAGCCGGAAAACAAGGTTGCAAAATTGTTAAATGAAACAGACTTTTAAATTATGAACGAAAAAAAAATGTGCATTGATTGCGTGGATTATCAGGTATGTTGTTTGCCCGGTCGTTGTGCTGATGATGAACCGTGCGAGTATTTCCAAGAAGAAACCGACCCGGAGGAACCGGGAAACAATAAATATTAAAAATTATGAGCAAAAAAAAACAAAATGTTATGCCGATTCCTACAAAGGAAAAGTTTTCATTATCGAAAGTAAAGTTATTGAAAGATGGCGGGTTAGACGTACATTATGAAGTAACGGAAGTTGTCGGAAATGAGAGTTACACGAACAAATACCATGTATTGAGTGCAAAAGACATACACCCGGATTTGCGTCATTTGTTTAATAATTTGCGCCCGATTATGGGACGTGTATTCAACATGACGTCATTTAAAACCATGATGGCAACGCCGGAGTTTAAAGCAACAAAGGAACAAACAGATATTGCAGCCGAATTTGCGGAAGAATGTTTGGACAATATAGAGGTTAGGGGCGTTTCTTTATCGGGGCAAGATGATAACGTAGGCGTCGTTTTAACCGGATTGTTTACCGTATCAAACAATCAGAAAACAGCAATCAACACCCCACGAATGAAATACAACGTTGAAACGTTCGGTTTTGAGGAAGAGTTGGAATACATTGTTTGCGATATTGAAAACGAGGTTTACGAATTTCTGTTTGAGGGCAAAAAGGCGCAAATGGATTTGTTCGGGGCTGATGGGGAACCAAACCCGTTAGTTTACGTAAATGATGCAGACAACGAAAATGAAAATGATATGTTCCCGGAAATGGCAGACCCGGCGGACGATACAGACAATATGTAATGGAGCCAATATTGTTGACCGAGCGTTGCGAATATGAATATTGTGTTGCACGTGGTTACGAGCCGTTATTGGATATTCGTAATTTTCGGTTAGATATACGGTTGCGTGTTGAGTTACAACGGGAATTGTTCGGGCATTGCGTTTTAGGACGTGGCGACATTCCCGTTGCCAACCAACGGTTTTTCCGGTGGGTTTGGGAACATAAGCCGCACAGATGCGAGGAAACGTTGCGACCTTTGCACAATTTTTCGGCAACGTATTGTTCCCATATATTAACCCGTGGGGCATATCCGGAAATGGCGCATGACCCAAGGAATATTAATATACTTTGCTTTGAAATGCACAACCGTTGGGAGAATGGCGACCGTGAGAAAATGCGAATATATCCGGGCAACGTCCGGATTATTGAATTGCTTAAAAACGAATACAGAAGTTTGAAAATATGAGGACGAAAAAAAGAACACCCGATTACGGGGCAATTTCCCGCCGTTCAATCCAAAATGATTTTAAAAGGGTACAAAGGTACCCGGAAAAGGAGAAACGCCCGCAAATCGAAAATCCGCCCGAAATAAATGCAGAAAGACGGGTTTTGTTTGTTAGTGAAAATTCAGCATATTACCGATACCGTTCTTTTTTCGTCGGTAAATTGGTAAGACTAATAAAACAATCAAACGTCGGCGGTTGGACAGTTGGATTTGTTTACGACGACGACCGGAAAGCGATAAATCATGCCGCCGGATGGTCGGATATGAAAAAAGAATATTTGTTGGATGGTGTAAAATTTAAGTAGATGAAAATCAAAAAACAAACCGGATATAAAATTGTATATTATACGTTCGTGGCGTTAACGGTTGCGTCATACATTTGGACGTTATGGAGTTTTGGAAGTTGGATTTTTAAAGCTATATTTCTATGAGTGTAAACAAAGTTATTTTAATGGGTAACGTCGGAAAATACCCGGAGTATAAAGATTTCGACAACGGCGGTTCGGTTGCGCAATTCACGTTGGCGACAACTGACAGAGCATTTAAAACGGCAAATGGTACAGAAGTACCGGAGCGCACCGAATGGCACAATATTGTTTTGCAAAATGGATTGGCAAAGATTGCAAAAGAGTATGTAAAAAAGGGCGATAAACTTTATATTGAGGGGAAAATAAGAACCCGCAGTTATGAGGACAACAACGGCGTAAAAAGATACGTTACGGAAGTTTACGGGTATAATATGGAGATGTTGTCGCCAAAGAAAGACGGACAAACAACGCAGCAGGGAGGCGCACCAATACCGCCGCCGCCAATTCCCGACCAAGACAAAGATGATTTGCCATTTTGAGAATGAGGAACGAAATTAAAATTCAAATCCCGGAGGGTTCCCGGCTGATTGGGACACGGACAAAGGGGCGAACGGTTATTGTTTCTTTTTAATACAATAAGGAGGACGCAGCCGTTCCGGAGCCGGAACCGATACGACCAATTGGTTTTGCCCATTACAAGGAACCCGCCGGGAAAGATAAAAAATAAAGTTATGCAGTTTAATAGCAAAGAATATGACCCCGAAAAACACGACCGTTGGCGTGCGTTGACCGTCAAACAGCCATACGCAAATGATTTGGTAACGGAGGCGTACAAGGACGAAAACGGTATTGTTTACGGGAAAAAGACAATTGAAGTTAGGAGCAAAAACACGTCATACCGTGGCGACGTGTTGATATGTTCCGCAGCGTCCCCGGTTTATCCGGGAATGGAAAGCGGCGTTACTTTGGGATTGGTTGAGTTGTACGACGTGAAGCCGATAAAAGAGTTTACGCCGGAGGATTGGGAAAACACCCGGATTCCAAAGGAAAAGAGGGCAAAAATAACAAAGGGTTTCGGATGGATGATGCGCAACCCAAGACGTGTTGTTGAAATGCCAATTAAGGGGCAATTGGGTATCTATAATCTCGTATATACCAAGGGCGAAATAATACAATACCCCCGGAAAATGGTAATTGACAAAAAGAGTTGGGAACAGATAAAAAAACAGATAGAGAAATGAAAACAATCGGATTCCATATTGGACGTATCGGGTTTTATTTGTATCTGCAAAGTTTGTGGAAGTATAAGCAATTTTATTTGACGCCCGGAGTTATGGTTGAGGGCGTAAAAGGACATGACGTTTATTTAGATATTGAAATTAAATTGCTTTGTTTTTCCGTTGGTTTCCGGCTGATATGGATAAAAACCAAAAGAAATTATTAGCTTTGTAATGTAAAATACTAAAAACGTGAGCAATGAAAGAGATAACAAAAATATTGCCATTAAATGAGGCGGCAAAGTTTCAAAAATCCGCAGGCAAATATGATTGCACAATTACGGAATTGGCGGTAATGGGAGCAGGGAAAGCAAGAATTTCAATTTCCGGAACAGAGGAAAATTTGGATTTGTTAGTTAATTCGATAGAAAATGAGAATAAAGAAACCACAACCGTTAGACCCCGATAGGCAATACAGCCCCGGAGAACGTGCAGATTACCGGGGTATGGTAATAATTGCGGAAAGATGGGTTAAACCGTCTGGTAAACTGATTGAAAATGTTGGCAAATATGTATGTTTGAGTAGATGCGCGTGTTGCGTTATCCATAAAGACGATTGCCCGGCGGTTGGGCTTAAATGCCACAGAACAAGCCGTAGCGATAACAAAGTAATATATTTCAGAAAATTATATAACATAACAGAAAAAAGCGATGGAAAAGAAAAGATTTATTCCGTTTGATGAGGAAACGTTTTTGATGATTGAAAATGTAACGGGAACAGAACCGGAAGTTACAGAGAAAGAAAATTACTTTAAACTTAAAATGTACGCCCCGGACAAAGAGGAAAGAATAATTGAAGCCGCAATATATGCAGTTCAAGGCAGATACTGGAAAAGAATAAAAGACGTAAGGTCGATTAAAGAACAAAACCTTTTGCGTGGTGCAATATTCTTTGTTGAATACGAAAAAGGTGCGGAAAATTTGCCAAATGAGTTGCGCACAAATTTAGGTATGCCGGACGAAACCGCCGGGGATATTTATTGTCGCCGATTGTTAGAAGTTCGTGCATTACCCGTAAAGCGTGATAATTGGGAAAAATTGCAGATTTTTACCGGAGGCGGAACAATGCAGATTCCGAGAACGCCCGGCGGTTTGGCGGTTTATTCATTCCCGACCGAAAACGGCGTAATGTTGGACGTACCGGAGGGAAATTTTATTGTATTGGCACCAAACGGAAAATTTGGCAAAATGGATATGCAAACGTTTATGGCTAATTTTGAAGAAAAAGACGCCAATACCGCCGGATTGAACTTTGACGAAAAGCGATTGTTTGAAAAGATGAATAAACTTTTCGGCAGGAACATAGAAAAGAGATTGGGAAAATTAGCCGAGGAATACAACGAATTGTTTGAAGCGTTTGAAAGATATTTAAGCAGGGAAAAAACGCAAAGAGAAATAAACGAAATTAATCCCGGAACGCATGATATTATCGACGAATTGGCGGATGTAAACGTTGTTTTATTCCATATTGCGGCATTATTAGGGTATAGCCAAAAGGAATTGCAGGAAATGGCATATACTAAAATTGCAGGACGTGAGAAAAACCCGGAATTTATGCGCAAACACCCACACAACAAACCGGAAAGCCCGGTTTGCGGTAATATGCAGCAGGAAACCGCCGAACAATACAAATATTTTGAGAACCGTTTTAACAAAAGACTATGACAAACGAAGAAAAAGAAGAATTAAGAAAAAAGCGTTGTTCCTTACAAATACGGCGTATCTTTTGGCGGACATGGCACATACATGCGTTTTTTACGCTGATGATAAATTAAACCATTTAGGCAAATGCTTTGAAAAGGGCGAAAAAATGAGATTCAAAAAAGCCGCAAAGTTGACAAAAGAAGCATTTAAAGCCGTCAAGGAAATAACGGAACCATTGTATAATATTACCGACGTTGATAATGCGTGTATTGATAGCGATTATCTTTTGGAAGTTATTCAGTTGGTAATAAACAGAACCGACGAAACCGAGGAAAGCAAAACGGCGATGTTGGAATACATAAAGAAGTTACCACAAATTGAACATATAGAAGTTTAAGCGTATGAAAAAAGATTTTAAACAAGAACTAACCGAACTTATTAATAAGCACGGTTTAGAAAAGGAAATGAGAGATACCCCGGATTTTATTTTGGCACAAGTTTGTATTGATGCAATGGCGGTATTTTCGGAAGCAATCGCCCGCCGTGACGAATGGCACGGATTCAGAAAGGCAGACGAAAAGAGTTCGCAGGATGCAAAACACAATTACCCGGATGATTACAATATTTGCAAAGACCGTTTTAAATGTGCTGACTTTATGAGAACGCAACCAATTGCAAATCTGATTCAGCGTTTCAAGACGACAACGGACAAAGAGGAAAAAACAGCAATCGCCGGATTGCTAAAACAGATAAACGCCGATGCGTCGGGAAAGCCTCAAAATGATATACCGGAAGAAGTAAAAGAAGTTGCCGGAAAGTTGGCAAAGGCTTTTGGCGCACGTGTTGAGATACACCGTATTGAGATACCGGAAAAGAAACGTAAGTTTAGAAAGAAACCAAGAAAGGAGCAAGGCAATGAAACCCGTTGAATTTCCCGGCGTGAATGTAGTATTTGCAAAAGACCAACCGGAATACATGCCGTTACCTGCAATGAAAATCCCTAATGGCCCGCAGGGGCTTATAATTACCAAATGGAAGTTATCCCCGGAAGAATTGGAGAGAGTAAAAGAAACCGGAACAATACATTTGTCAATGCTGACGTTTAACCAACCATTGCAACCCGTATTGTTAACCGTAGATTTACCAACAGAAAAATAATAAAGTTATGGATAAAGAAACATACGTAAAAAGAATGGCAGAATTAGCCGAGATAAAACAAAAGGCTTTGGAGTACAACAGAAAGGAAAGAGAAAAAGCCGCAGAAAGTTACATAACAGAAAATTGTCCGTTTAAAAAAGGCGATAGAATAAAATACAACGGAAAGCCCGGAAAGATAGAAGTTATCAAGGCAGAACACAACGGCAATTTTTCGTATGAAGTTAGGTTTGACAAAAAGGACGGTACGCCGTCAGTTGGGGTAACAAGTATTTACCCATTGTTGAAAACCGACAAAATGGAAAAAGAATAAAAAACGCCCCGGAATTATAACCGGGGCTTTGCCGTTTAGGTACCGGAACGAAAGAAAGCCAAAATAAGTCCCGTAGGGCGACGAAAATACAAAAGACAATAAAAGTATCAAGGAACAAACGAAACCCGCTTAAAACGAAAATTCCCCGAAAATAACAAGCAAAGGGAAAGCGACGTTTGAGAGGAAAGCAAAGTAAATGGCTTTACCGTTATAAAAAGGTTTGAAAAATGGAAGCGAGTAAAAGACAAAGGGGCGGACGCCCGAAAATGTGCAAACGAACAAAAGACCAAAGGGAGTTTGATTTGGCTTTTTGTTCAAATCTGTTTTTACGTGGTTACACGTATAGGGAGATTTCGGAAAGACTGAATGAGGAAAACGCCCGGCGTGGCGTCGGTTATACCATAACAAAACAAATGGTATATTGGGATATGCAACAATTGCTAATTGAGTGGAAACGTGAACGTATGGAAAATATAGACGATTACGTTACGCAGGAATTGCGAAAGTTGGATAAAATGGAGATTGAATTGTGGGAGGCGTGGGAACGTTCAAAGACCGGGAAATTGCGAGAGAAAAACAGACAGAACGCAAAGCCCCGTAAAGTGTTGGAGGATGGCGACAACCCGGAATATTACGGGTATGAGGAAACCACAACGGAAACGTCCGCCGGAAACCCCCGGTTTTTGGATTTGCTTTTGAACGTACAACAACGCCGGGCAAAGATGTTGGGATTTGATGCGCCAATTAAAATTGAGATTCCGGGAATAAAAGAAAGCATAAATGGCGATGCACCGAAATACGATGTATCAGCAATCCCGGACGACCTATTGTTTGCGGTCGCCGATAAATTGCAAACAGCAGAATATAAAAAACAATTAGCAGAAAAAGGAGTAATTGACGATGGTACGAACAACAAAGAATAATATCAAGAAAAAAGATGAACCGAAACCCGTACACACGTGCGGGAATTGTGGTTGGGGTAAATATTATTACGACCATTCAAATTTGGATATGGACGGGAACCCAATTTGTTTAAAATGCCCGTTTGTCGAAAATCGCAGTATAATACGTTCGGGAAAAGCGTGCGACAAATGGAAAATGAAACAATAAATTGGTTGTTTTTTAAGATTTCCGGTTTTTAAGTCAGAAAAAATACGGGGGTAAGACAAAAATATATGGTTTATTTTTAAGAATTAAACAAAATGGATAAAGAACAATTGCTTAAAATGTATGCAGCATTGAAAAACAACCCCGGCGAGATAGTAAAAGCGGCGGCACGCCATAGGCTGATAAACTTTGCCCGGTACATGCAACCGGATTTGGCTTTGGAACCGTTCCACGTCGTTTATTATACGCTATTGGATAAGTTCGCCCACGGGGAAATAAAAAAAATGATTGTGCAAATGCCGCCCCAGCACGGAAAATCGGAGGGTTCAAGCCGAAAATTACCCGCTTTTATGTTAGGATTGAACCCGGACACAAAAATTTGTATTGGTTCGTATGCCGCCACAATTGCAAGGGATTTTAACCGGGACGTACAAAGAATAATTGACACCCCAAAATATCGGGAAATATTTCCGAAAACCTTTTTGAATGGTTCAAATGTGGTAACGATGACAAACACGTATTTACGAAATTCTGACGTTATAGAAATGGTTGGGCATAAGGGTTCGTTGCGTGTTGTAGGTCGTGGCGGTGCGTTGACGTCAAAGACCGTTGACGTTATGATTATGGACGACGTTTACAAAGATTATTCAGAGGGTAACAGCCCGATTGTACGCAATGCGGCGTGGAAATGGTACACGACCGTTGTAAAAAAGCGTTTGCACAATAAATCGCAAGAACTGATTGTATTTACCCGATGGCATGAGGAGGATTTGATTGGTAAGATTGAAAAGGGAGGCGAAAAGATTATTGATATTAAAAGTTGGGACAGCATTAAAAATATTCCGGATGGTGCATGGGTTCGCATAAACTTTGAAGCGTTGAAAACCGGGGAACCAAACGAGATTGACCCAAGGGAACCGGGGGCGGCTTTATGGGAGAGTATGCACAGCCGGGCAAAATTGGAGCGTGAAAGAGCGTTAGACCCAATACAATTTCAATGCTTAGACCAAGGAAACCCCGGAAGCGCAGAGGGTAGATTGTACCGGAACCCGTTCAGAACGTACGTTGACAAATCAGAATGGGGAACGTTCGTGCGTAGTGGTAATTATACAGACGTGGCAGACGAGGGCGACGACTTTACATTTTCGGCGTGTTATGACGTTTACAAATCCGGTAATGAGGCATGGAACGAACAAAAGAAACGGTTTGAACCGATTTTGTATGCGCTAATTACTGACATGGTATTTACGCAGGAAAATACAGAAGTAACAGCCGTTACCGTCCCGGAAATGATAAACCGTTGTGGAACGCAAAAAGCATGGATTGAAAGTAACAACGGCGGTGCCGGGTTTGAAAAGTTGATACGTAAAAAGATAAAAGCGATTTCCGAACCATTTTACCAAGGTGCCAACAAGGAAAGCCGCATTATAACAAATTCGGCAAGCGTCAACGCCCAAATCATAATGCCGTTAGGATGGGAGGAACGTTTTCCAAAGATACATGAACACGTAACCGGGTTTTTGCGTGATTTCCCAGCAAATGAGCATGACGACCCGGAGGACGGTTTGACCGGAATATATGAAAAGGAATTGGCGGACGGCGATACAAGACCATACAGCCAAGCAACAAGGGGCATTAAACGTCGTAATTAGCATTTTATTTCATATATGCAAGGATTTATCCGAAAATATTATAACTTTGCAATAAGTAATGGGGCAAAGGGTTAGCCCCCGGAAATAATAACAAAAGTTTTAACGTTAAAAAATTAAGATTATGGCTATTTGTAAATGCCCGGCAGCAGCAGCGTTGCCAAACATTCCAGACTTTACGTGTGCCGAGAGTTTCGGACAGATTCAGAAAGTAGCGTTTCAGAGATTGTATAAAAGCACCGGAGAAAAAAATTCATTTACCACGACGGCGGGTATTAGGAAAAAAGCGTCATGGACGCCGTTGTTATCGGCAGAGGACGACACGAAAGTTGTTGTCTCCCCGTATATCCAAGCACCGACAGCAGAAGCAGGCGCACCCCGTACGTTCGGCGGAGGAAACGAAACGTTGGGCGGTATTGAAGAAATTATTGGACGTGAGCCAACCCCATTTACGGCGGTTATGCGTAAAATGCCGCAATCACTGATTAAAGCATTGAAAGATTTGCAATGTGAAAGCGATTCCCAAAATTTGGGGATTTATTTGTTTGATGAAAACGGCGTAATTGGTGCATTGCAAGACCCGACAACAGCAACAACGCATTATCCTATTCCAATTCGTTCTTTGTTTATCGGGGATAAAACATTGGGAGGATTTGAGGCACCCGATAGCAACGCAATACAATGGGTGTTTTTACCTAATTGGTCGGATGATTTGGCTATTATCGTACCGGAAGATTTTAACCCGCTAACAGACTTAAAAAATGCAGCAGGGTAAACAAACAATAGTGACGTTGGAAAATGAAACATTGAAAACGACACGAGATTTTGAAGTTAGCCACGCCGAAAGACTTTTAAAAATGCCAAATAACGGCGGTTGGCAGTTACCGGAAAATAGTAAATTTGAATTTGACAAAGAAAATGGGCTTAGATATAAGAGAAATAAAAAAGCAGATAACGGAGCCACGGAACAAAGCGGCGATAAGTAGGGCGATTTACCACCAAAACCGCATACGATTTCATGCGGAAAAGGCGTTGACGCCATACATTACGCAACCCGTGACCGATTTTTTGGCTTATGTTTCAAACCTTATACCCGCAGACAAATTCAAAGTGTTCAAAACATTGTTCCGTTACCCCGTAAAGACAAACGAGGTAACGGGCGTTTGTTTTGATAAGTTGAGCCGCATTTTTGACGGTCGTAACCCGGCGTTCAATTATCAGTTTATGAACAGCGAACAAAGGGACGATTGGGAGTATTACAGACAACACGTATTGGAAGAACCCGAAATTTGGAGCACAAAGGGATGGGAATATTTCAAAACCGAAATTAACAGCGTATTAATTGTTGATTTACCAAAAGAGCAATCCCCCGGCGATAATTACCCGCAACCGTACTTTTATTGGTTGCCAATAGAACACGTTATTTCATACAAGGCAGACAAAACAACGGGCGTTATGCGTTGGATAATATTCCGGCAGGACGACAACCGTATTGCCGTAATTGACGATGAACGATACCGGGTATTTACCGAGGAAAAAGGCAATATTGGCGAATTGCTGATTGATAGCCCGCACGATTTGGGATATTGCCCAGCACGTTTTTTTTGGAACGAACCATTGAATTTGAGAGAACCGGACGTTAAGGCGTCCCCGTTAACAACCGAGTTGGAAAGTTTAGATTGGTTCCTTTTTTATCATTTATCAAAGAAAAATTTGGATATGTACGGGTCGTACCCGATTTATTCCGGATATGAACAAAGTTGCGATTTTACGAACGGCGAAAACGGCGATTATTGCGACGGCGGGTTTTTGAAAGATAAACAAGGCTATTATAAATTAGACCAAGCGGGTTTATTGATGCGTTGCCCGAAATGCGGAGATAAACGAATTGTCGGGGTTGGTTCATTCATTGAAATTCCGGTACCGGACGGCGACAAACAGCCGGATTTGCGCAACCCGGTTCAGATGTTGACCGTTGACCGTAATAGTTTGGATTATAACGTTAGCGAGGAAGAACGGTTGCGTACAAACATAATTACGGCGGTTGTTGGTACCAACGAGGAAATAACAACCCGTGAAGCATTAAATGAACAGCAAATTAAAGCCAATTTTGAAAGCCAAAGCACGGTATTAAACCGAGTAAAAAAAGGCTTTGAGGCGGCGCAAAAGTTCGTTGACGAAACCGTTTGCCGTTTGCGTTATGGAACAATGTTTGTTTCGGCAAAAATCAATTATGGCACCGAGTTTTATTTGTCTGATGCAACCCAATTGCGAGAACGTTATAAGATGGCGAAAGAAAGCGGAGCAAGCGAGGGGGAATTGGATGCGCTACAAAATCAGATTATCGAAACGGAGTACAGACACGACCCAATACAAATGCAACGTATGTTAGTGTTGGCAGAATTGGAGCCGTACCGACATTTGACACGTCCGGAAGTATTAGAATTGTACGAAAAACAGCTAATTACCGAGGATGAATTGCGCATTAAATTGAATTTCGCTAATTTTGTGCGTAGGTTTGAACGTGAGAATACAAACATTTTGGAATTTGGCAGCCAAATACCATTTTCCAAGAAAATTGAAGTAATAACAAATAAATTTTATGATTATGCGAGTGAAAGCAGAAACAGAGGGTAAAACAAAGGACGTCGGATTGTTGGACGTTACCCCGGAAAATTTCATTGTTCCAAAAGGGGAAGAAAGTTTTTATCATTGTCGTATTGAGGTTGTAAAATTCAACCAAGAAACGGGCGAAAGAATTTCACGACCACGTATGCAGGTTTTCGGAAAAAAGTTCTTTGAAACATTCGGATTGCACAATTTGCGAAAAATGGGTTATAAAGTTGACATTATGCACGACCCGAACGTTTGGGAGGCAGCGAACAAAGAAAAGATTGAAGCCAGCAAACGAGCAAAGGCAGAAGCAGCAGCAAAGGCGGCAGCAGAAGCAAAGGCGGCAGAACGTGAACAAATGAAAGCCGAAATTATTGCAGAACTGACAGCCGCCGGAGTTATCCCAGCAGAACCAAAGAAAGCCGGACGAAAACCAAAAGCCGAAAAAACAGCAGAAGCAGAGGAAGCGGCAGGCGATAGCCCGGAAAACAACGAGAATGTTTAACCATTAAAAAATACGAATATGGCACAGATTGCACAGCAAGACAATTTGGTTATTGAAGTAACCACAACCGCCGCAGCATTGGACGGCGACACAAAGAAAAAGTTGATTGAATGTATTGAGGGCGGAACAATTACCGACGTTATTTTGGTAACAAAAGAGGTTGAAAAGGAAATCAGCCATGCACGTGTTGTTAGTTGGTTGGTTGACACAACCGGGGATTCCCCAAAATACACAATTGATATTATTAACGCAAACAGCGGAAAAGTAGAAGCAATCGCACTTAATTAATTCAAAGGGTAAGAATATTATGTTAACGAGAGAAATTTTAGTTGCAAATGCGGCTTTGTCGGGATTGTCTGACGAACAGATTACAGCGATAACAACATTATCGCAGAATGACGAAAACAGCGTTATTGCCAAGAAAACGGGCGAAATTTACGGGGCTTTGGATGCCGATATTTTGGCGGTTTCCGGTATCGCTAAAAATGGAACCGAAAAAACGTATGATTACGCAAAACGTGTAATGGGGGAAATGAAAACAAAAGCCGATGGCGCAACCGGCCTGCAATCGCAGATTGATTCATTGACCAAGGAAAGAGCCCGTTTAGAAAAGGCAGTTGCCGATGGTGCGGCAGATGCGGAAACCGTGAAAGCATTGAAGCAGGCAAAAGCAGATTTGCAGAACGTGACAACGCAGTTTACCGAGTTGACAACCAAGTATGAGGAAGAAAAGGCAAACCACGAAAAAGAATTGTTCGGAGTAAGAATTGACAACGCATTGCAGACAGCCGCCGCCGGGCTTAAATTCAAAGCAGGATTCCCGGAAAGCGTAACAAAGGTTATTTTGGCGCAGGCGAGCGAAAAAGTAAAAGGCATGAACCCGGAATATATAGACGACGGAAACGGCGGAAAGGTTTTGGCGTTCAAAGATGCAAGCGGCGCAATTATGCGCAATCCAAACAATCAGTTGAACCCATTCACGCCCGCCGAGTTGCTGACAAAAGAATTGGAAACGATGGGAGTATTGGAGCAGCAAAGACAACAGTCAGGAGGCGGCACAAATACGCTCGCAGGCGGTGCCGGAGGCGGCGGAATTACATTGGACGTAAGCGGAGCCAAAACGCAATCAGAGGCGTACGAACTTATTACAAAACAATTGATGGCGCAAGGTAAAACGGTAGGTTCCAAAGAGTTTGACGAAGATATGAGAAAGGTTTGGCAGGAAAATAGTATTAACAAATTGCCGGAGAGATAACCGGGTAATGGGTAAACCCGCATTTAATAACAAATTAAAATAAAAAGACTATGAGTTTAGTTGCAACAAGATTACAGAATTGGCGAGTAGAAAACCCGGAGTTAGACCGTAATATGACCCGCCCGTGCGAGTATGGCGCATTGGATTTTTTCATTGAACAGACCAACGCCGGAAATTCCATTTTGTCCCCGAAATTGCGTGAACGTGCGTTTGCCTCAATCGGAAATACGGTACAAGTTCCGGTTATCAATTACGATGGCGACGTTACGGTTAGCAACGTTCGTACGTGTGTTATCCCGGACGATGAAAACACGTCCGCACTTTATACCGTGGTTTGGGCGACATATTCCGTCGGCTTTACAATGGTGCCAACGTTGTATATGAACAACGAAATTTCGTATGACCACGATTTCAACCGCAAAATGGAAAAGGTTTGCAGAGCGTTTGCAAATTCGTTAGACCAAGCAGCCGTTGCAGCGTTGGAGGCAGGAAAAACCCAAGTATTGAAAGACAAGTTGAATTACAATTTCGCTGCAAACGTTATTGAGGTTCCAACGCAGATGGCAACCGAAATTATGGGCGATATTAACCCGATTATGCGTGCAAATTGTTATCCGGGTTTGGTTCACGTCGTAGGTAACGCCGGAATTGACAGCCTTATTAAAAAATTGGCACAGCACGGTATTTATAACGACGTAAACAAGCGTATGGAATACGAAAATAAAGTGTTCCATTATACAAACAACGTCGTAAATGAAGCTAGCAAAAACGGCACATTCTTTGCCGTAGAGGATGGTAACGTTGGCGTTTTAACACGTGTTGACCGTGAGGCGTTGAACCGCACCCGTGCGAATTTCCACGAATGGGACGTTGTACGTTTGCCGTACATTGATTTGCCCGTTGGTTCGCACTATTACACAGCAGTTGGCGACCAGTCACAGACAGCAGGCGCAGCGAGTGCCGATATGACGTGCAACGTGAAAGAATATTTTGGATTTAGCGCAGACGTTGCGTTTGTAATTGCTTACAACAGCAACCCAACAACCGTTGCAAATCCGATTATCAAAGCGCAGATTGCAGCACGTGCGGAAAATGTACCTTTGGGTATGCCTGTATATGTAACCAACGCCGGGGAATTTCCCGCCGGAGGTGCGAGCGCATAACGCCGGAGCATAACGAATTATTTAACCGAGGGGACGGGGTGGTTATCCCCGCCCCCTTATTTATTGCAATCTTAATTCCTAATATGGGAAATAAATGGGCGTTTTTATGATAAGAATAAATGAAATATGCGAAGCGTTAAAAAATGTGTGCGGGTGGGAGCAATCATACGACCCGGCAAAGGCGATAGACGACAATTTAACGCAGACGGAAAGTGGGTTGTATTTTCAAGGTGCGCACCCGCTTTTGACGTTGGATAATATGGCGGCGATTATGCCGGATGATTGGGGGCTGCAATACCCGGAATGGAACATGATATTGCCGTACAAAGCCGGGCAGAAAGTGAGTCATAACGGTATTGTTTGGATTGCTAAAATTGACAACACCGGAGAGGAACCAACGGCAAGCGATTTTAATAATGATTACAGCCGGGAGGATTACGGAAACCCATATTGGAAACCGTATAATATGTTGACGGACTTTTTGGAGAGAATGACCCGAAACGGAATTGCGGCCGCAATACAGACGTTTACACAGATTAAGCAGTTGGATAAAGAAACACGTAATTTGTTGGAGCGAAAAACGTTCTTTGATGGTGCCGGACGCATACGGGCGACGTTGCAAAACAATCATAAGTTGGTAGGATTTGAAATTGTCCCGGTTCGTGCAATGGGAGTGACGGCGAAAATTGAAAAGATAGGTTTGCAAATGACCGGGGGAACCGGGGTTGTTAGAATGTATTTGTTTCATTCGTCGCAGATAGCCCCAATAAAGACTTTTGATTTGAATTTTACCGTTACAAATGGCGGTTTTCAGTGGTTCCCGTTAACTGATTGTTATTTGCCGTATATAAGCGACAAGAACAACGCCGGGGGGTCGTGGTTCCTTTGCTACAATCAAGACGAATTACCCGCCGGAATGGAAGCAATTAACGTATCAAAGGATTGGAGCCGGGAGCCGTGCGGAACGTGCAACATTGGTTCCGTTGAGGTTTGGCGAGAATTGACAAAGTATTTGCAAGTAACGCCGTTTATGTACCATGCGCCGGAAACGTTCGCAGAATATCCGGGATTATGGGACATTGCGCAAACCTTATACACAAGAACACAGAATTACGGGTTGAATTGCGAAATTACAATTGGATGCGATTTAACCGATTTTGTTATTTCTCAAAGGGCTATTTTCCAAACCGTGATACAACGGCAAGTTGCCGCAATTGCGTTGCGTACGTTAGCAATGAACCCCAACGTAAGGGTAAACCGCAATCAGTCAAACGCAAGCCGTACAGACATTTTGTATGAGTTGGACGGGAACACGGCCGGCGTTAGACCCGGCGGGTTGGGGTATGATTTAAAAAAGGCGTATGAGGCATTGCGGATTGATACGCAGGGATTAGACCGCATTTGTTTAAGTTGTAACAACAGAGGCGTAAAATACAGAACCGTGTAATTATATAATTCAAAGGGAAAATTGTATATAATTTCATGTAAAAATTGTATTTATGAAAAAGATAACCGATTTACGAAAAAGGGTTGCGGATTTCAACGAGGCTTTGACGTCCGGGCGGATAATACAAAACATTATATGGGACAATGAGGCATATATAGTTGATTTAAACGCCGAGGAACAATTGTTTGAACAAGGTATTAACCGTTTGGGCGTCGAAATTTCGGATTATGCACCATACAGCCCCGTAACAATCGCAATTAAAGAGGCTAAGGGACAGCCGACAAACCGGGTAACGTTACGGGATGAGGGAGATTTTGAAAGTAGTTTTTATTTAGAGGTTGGCGACAAACAATTTGAAATTAAAGCGTCTGACTTTAAAACAGAGGATTTAATAAAAAAATACGGTCGTCAAATATTGGGTTTAACCGACGAAAATATTTCAATATTGATTTGGAAATATATTTTCCCGGATTTAATGGCAGAAACAAAAAAACAAATTTATGGCAAATAAGGTAAAAGCCCCGGTTGTTGACAACCCGGAATTGTTAGACCGGATTATTGGGAACATTCAAAACGGATTGGTTGATAATTTGCCGTGGTTGGATTATGCGTTTGGCAGGGCGGAAAGACTTGTTAAAATGAACGCAAACCAAAAACGCTATTATACGCCAAACGTGTATTCCGGGAAAAACGAATATATGGAAGTTTGCCCCGATGCGGGTATTGGTAATTTCTGTTTCTTTTGGGTTGACGACCCGCAAAATATCAGTTGGGAACCCGGAGTTGATATTGGCATAAAAACGGCGTTTTCGATTATCTTTTGGTTTGATTACAGAAAGATATACAACGATGCAAGCACACGCAACAAAGAGGATTTGAAGCGGCAAATATTGGACGTTTTGAACGGCGGTTTTTTGGTGCGAAATGGAAGTTACAGAATAAACAAAGTGTACGAATTGGCGGAAAACATTTACCGGGGCTTTTCGTTGGATGAAATAGAAAACCAATTTTTAATGCACCCGTTCGGCGGATTCCGGTTTGAGGGCGAATTGAGTATTGGAGAAACATGTAAATTGTAGTATATGGAACATTTTATTTATAACATTATTGTTGTCGCATTAATAGCGGCTTTTGTGCTGACGTTATTACGCAAATGGGGCGGCATTGAATGGGTACAGATTCACGGGAACGATTTCTTTTCAAAGATGTTTAATTGCGATTTCTGTTTGTCGTGGTGGGCGTGCGTTTTGATTTGTTTCTTTGCGTTGATATTTACCGGGAACCCCGCATTTTTGGGCGTTCCCTTTTGTAGTACAATGATAACACGTGTTTTATTATGAAGAATGTACAAATAAAAGGAATGAACGTTGAGTTGTATGATTCAATCGAGGATTTGCCAATTATGCGTTTCCACAAGTATAACAAAATGCTTTTGGTTGACGCCGGGGTTGGTTCCGATTTGTCGGATTTTGACCGACATATTGAAAAGGTAATACGTTATTTGAACAGCCCAACGCCAAACATGGCAACCGTTGAGTTGGAAAATATGCGCCAAAACATATATTTCATTCAATCCGAGGTTTCCCCCCGGCATTTGGCTTTTGCCGTGTTGGTTAAATCAATAAATGGTAAACCCCGAAATGATTTGTCAGATGATGGATTGCAACAAACAATGAGTCTTTTTAAAGACGTTGCAAATTCAGAGATAACCGCCCATTTGGAAGCGGTTAAAAAAAAAATAGACGATGAATTGCGTTTGTATTTTCCCCGGTTGTTCGATGATGCGACATTGAAAGAGTATTACGATAAATTGAAACAAAGAACGATTGTTGTATTACGCACAATAATAGACGGTCGGGCAACCGAGGCGGACGCAAAAGAGATTGACGACATTACGGCGGAGTTGATAACCTATTTCAACCCGCAGACGTTTACCGGGTCGGAAAGCGTGGAAATTAGGCATGACAGACAATTTGAAAATATGTGTTTGATATTGTCCCAAAATTTGCATGTTGACCCAAAGAAATTTACCGTTTTGGAATATTACAACGCATTTGAGTATATCAAGGAACAAGCCAAAAAAGCAAACAAGCAAAAAAGGGCAGAATAAGGCGATTTCCGGCGTTTTTATTTTTAGGCGATAAATTCACATTTGAGAAAAGAAAATGCAACAGACGGGAAATTTCCCGTAAATAACTTAACAATCGACATATGGCAGATAATAACAACCCAATCAAATATTCGGATTTAATAAGCCCAGATAATTCGATTACAGATTTGATGAAACAATTGGATGAACTTTCGGACACCTATACAAATGCACTGAAAAATATCAAAGCCGAGGCAATACAATTGGCGGAGATTCTGAAAAAGGTTTCCGGCGCAACGGAGGACGGGCGAAAGACAACCAAAAAAGCCGCAGACGATGCGGAACGTTTGGCACGTGCGCAACGTGATTTGGCGTTTGCAGAAAGCGAGAACGCCAAAAAGTTAGCCGAGTTAAAATTGGCACAGCAGGAAGCGAACCAAATTAATAAACTGATTGTGAAAATAAATCAATCCGCCGAGGGTAGTTATAACCGTTTATCGTCGCAATATTCATTGAATAAGATTTATTTAAACAACATGACTAAAGCCGAACGGGAAAACACCGAGGAGGGGCGAAAATTGGTTGCACAAACCAAAGAAATATACGAAGAAATGAAACGTTTGCAGGAAGCAACCGGGAAATTTCAATTGAACGTCGGAAATTATACGGAGGCGTCCGACGCAATTATTGCGTATGGCGACAAATTAAAAGAAACGTTAGGTTTAAATAGCGCATTTGGCGAAAGTCTTTTGGCGTTAGGACGTGGCGGGGCTGAAAGTAAAGCCGTTTTTACAGCTATTGGCGACGGGGCAAAAGCATTGGGAAAAACTTTGTTGGGATTACTTTCAAACCCGGTTTTTTTGGCGATTGCCGGAATTGCGGCGGCGGGTGCGGCGTTTAAATGGTGGTACGATTATAACGCCGGGTTAGTTGAGGCAACGAGATTGACGCAACAATTTACCGGGAAAAGTGGCGATGATTTGAAAGCGTTTAGAAATGAGGTGCAAGCCGTCGCCGATTCATTCAACGCAGATTTCCGGGAAACATTGATTGCAACAAACGCATTATCAAAACAATTTGGTATTTCTGCAAATGAGGCATTGCAATTGGTTAAGGATGGGTTTTTAGCCGGAGGCGATGCGAACGGGGAATTTTTAGACACGTTGAAAGAATACCCGGCATATTTCAAAGAGGCGGGAATATCAGCAGACCAATTTGTTGCAATTGTTACCCAAACAAACAAAATGGGTATCTTTTCAGACAAAGGCGTTGACGCAATTAAGGAGGCAAATTTGCGTTTGCGTGAAATGACGACGGCGACGGCGGCGGCTTTGGACGGTATCGGTATTTCGTCGGAACAAGTTCAAAAAGATTTGCAGACCGGAACCAAAACAACGTTCGATGTTATACAAGACGTTTCCGCAAAATTGGCAGAATTGCCGGATAATGCGGCAACGGTCGGGGCTGCAATTGCAGATATATTCGGGGGGCCCGGAGAGGACGCCGGATTGCAGTATTTGCGCACGTTGAAAGATATTTCAACAAACATGGATGAAGTAAAAGGGAAAGCCGGAGTTTTGGCGCAATTGCAGGAGGAACAATTGCAAAGCCAAATTGAGTTGCAAAACGCATTATCCGGGTTGTTTGACGCAACCGGAGGAAATTTTGAAACGTTGACAACACAGGCAAAAGTTTTTGTAAATCAAGGTTTAACAGCAATAATAAAAGGGGCCATTGATATAATCAATTACTTTATTGAGTTGTACAATGAAAGTGTTTTGATACGTGCCATTTGGAACGGTATAGTTGCCGGATTCAAAACAACATTTGATACGTTGGGAAATTTGTTTGGATTCTTTATTGATATTGTCAAAGCAACCGGAACCGCATTAAAGGGAGCGTTTACGTTGGATTTTGACGACGTTAAAAAAGGGTTGTCAGATTATGCAGCAGCGTACGGAAATTTGGTTAAAGCCCAAGTTAAAGACATAACAGAAAATTTTCAAGAGGGTTTGGATGGTATGCAAAAGAAAATAAAACCGTTAACAATCCCGGTTTCTGTTGGAGATACCCCGACGCCACAAACAGACAATAAGCCCGTAACGACACAGAACCCAACCGTAACGCCAAGGGGTAAAAGCGATGCGGAAAAGGCAGCAGAACAGCAAGCAAAACAAATTGAGGCGGCATACAAAAAGAATTTGGAAGCAACCCGAAAATTGCAGGATGCACAATTGCAGTTGGAAACCGACGAATGGGCAAAGCGTCGCCAACAAACGCAATATCAGTATTCCCGCCAAATTGAGGATTTACAACACCAATTGCAGACCGAAAAGGATTTGAACGAAACCGGCCGCCAAGCGATAAACGCCACAATTACGGCGTTGGAACAGCAACAAACCGAGGCATTATTGAAAATCGAACAAGACCGACAATTGCAGGAATTGGCGTTGCAGAAAGAAAGCATTGAATTACGTTTGCAAGCAGTCAAAGAGGGAAGCGAGCAGGAAAGACAATTGCGGATGCAGTTGTTGGAAAACGAAAGACAAACCGCATTATTACAGAACCAACAGAAACCGACCGGGCAACAGCAAGACGCCGGGGCGATTAATGCAAGTTTTGACGCAAAGGGAGCCGGAATTGCGGACGAATATTTGCAAGCGCAATTACAGATATTCGACCAACAACAAGCGTTGGCACAATCGGAGTTTGATTTGTTGAGAAATTCAGAAGCCCGGAAAACTCAATTCCGTTTGCAAGCAGAAAAGGAACGTTTGCAAAAGGTTTTAGAATTAAATCAGCAAGCCGCCAATAAATTGTCTGATGTTGAGGTACAAACAATTCAAAACACTATTAAAAAAATAGACCAAGAAATTGAGCAATCCAAAGGGGAGGAACGAGGAACAGACATTTACGGTTTGTTTGGGCTTAATTTGGACGACGACCAAAAAGAGGCAATTAATACGTCTATGCAATACGCATTGGATGCGTTAAATACATTCACGGCGGCACGTGTTGCCGCAGCAGATGCAGCCGTTGAGCAAGCGGATAAAGAGGTTTCCGCCGCACAATCGGCGTTGGATGCAGAATTGGAAGCAAGGGCAAACGGGTACGCCAATAATGTTGTACAAGCGCAAAAGGAGTTGGATTTGGCAAAGAAAAACCAAGAAAAAGCGTTGAAAGAACAACAGAAAGCGCAAAAACAGCAGGCAGCAATACAAACATTGCAGCAAATCGGAAACATGGTAACAGCAACGGCGTTGATATGGTCGCAATTAGGTTTCCCGTCTGCAATACCTGCAATTGCCGTAATGTGGGCGAGTTTTGCAGCGTCTAAAATCAAGGCGGCGCAATTGGCAAAACAGACCGGAGGAACCGGAGGAACCGGAGGAACGGAAACATACGGCGACGGTACCGTTGAACTTTTGGAGGGTGGTTCGCACCAAAGCGGAAATGATATTGATTTAGGTACAAAACCGGACGGAACCCGCCGACGTGCCGAGGGCGGGGAATTTTTCGCCGTTATCAATAAACGTAATTCCCGCCGTTTCCGTCGTTTAATCCCGGACGTAATAAATAGTTTGAACCGGGGAACATTCCCCCAAAAGTACCTTAATGCCTACAATACCGACGGCATTAATGTAACGGTTCAACAAAATAACGCACCGGATTTGCGGGATTTAAAAGACGATGTAAGGGAGATTAAGGAACAAAACCGCCGCCGTCGTTACGTCGATGGCAACGGCAATGTTATTGAGGTTTACAAGAATTTGACACGTAAAATTAAAAATTGATATGAATCCGATTTATAGACATTCATTTGTAAATGCGTTTTTTGCAAATGGGATAATAAGTAATACCGGGAATATTAACGGGAATAATACAAATTTTTATTATACCCGTACTTTTGTCCCGGTTGATAACGTGTATCCCCGCAAATTGTTTCAGAATTACGTCACGCAAAGTGGGGGCGCATTTTATGACAGCAATAAAAAATATATCGGCGGTTGGGGAAGTAACTCAACCGCTGCTAATACAGAATTTGATATACCGAGCGACGCCGCATATATCCGGTTTAATGTAAGCAAAGCGCAATACGCCAACGGGACGGCATGGTTGAGATTGGGAACGTTGGACGCCCCGAACGTCTTACAAGGTCAAACCGTGCATCCGATTTATAAGGACGATTTGGCAAAGGAGTACGAATTAGAAACCAACCAACGGTTTTATCGTGCCAAATTATCCGGCAAAATTACCTTTGTCCGGGATGATTACGACTATATAAACCGTCAATCGTTCGACAATGAATTTTTGTATTGCATTGAAAAGAGCGACGACGGCGGGCGTACATGGTTCCAATACTTTCAAGGCAAGTTTATGAAAACCGATTGCACGTTTACCGATTACGATAAAAAGGTTGTTGTACAACCGGACGCAATCGACGATTATAACGACGTGTTGGCGGGATTGGAAAAGGAATACAATTTAATAACGTTAGCCCCGACAATCCAACGGATAACGATAAACAAGCGTCCATTAATTCAAATATACGCTCCGGGGGATAGTGTTGTTTCTTGTTTTTTGGGCGGTACGAATTGGGAACAAGACGCAAACGCCACGACCGACCAAAACGCACTAATACAAACCTATCATTTTGCACTATGTAATATTTTGAAAGAAATACAAATTACGTCGCACGGTTCCCCGGCGGTAATATCCGGGCTTTATACCGGGCGAATGGCGACGGGTGCAAGTGCAAACGTTTTCGAGGGAAAATTATACCCGGAATTAAACGTAAATTATTATATCTATATTACGCAACAAAGAATTGACGGTTTACCGTTTGGGGTTGCATTGGTTGAGATACGCCGACGTTCGGACGACGTGGCAATGTTCCGTTATCAAAAGGTTACAACGTCCCCGTTTGATACGTTGGAGTTTGATTTAACCGCCGTCGAGGGTTCCGGGGCAACCGGAACAATGCACGCCGATATGAAAAGTTATAATATATACGCCCGGTATTTGTGCGACGTGGAGAAAATCGACGGCCTTAATACATATCCATTGCCCGCCGATGATATAGTTGATAATAACCGTAATTATAGGCGTGCGATTGGTTACGCAATCGACGTGGCGTTTATTTCAAACAACTTTTCAGATACCCCGACCGAGTGGGGATTAGCGGACAACGGAAAGTATTTTGCGCCGCCTTATTTCGTATACGGACAAACGTTTTATCCAATCGCCCGGTCAACGTGGCGTTATGCGTCGTTGTGGTTTGGGTTTTATTTGATGGATTGGATATTAGAGGAAAAAGCACGAAAAGCATATACTTTGCGGGATGCGTTCCCGGTTGCGTCTTGTATATCCGTTTTGCTCAATCAGATTGCACCGGGTATAACACACGCAGCCACGGCGGAATACAGTCAATTTTTATACAGCGGTAACAACCCAATATCCGGGTTGAATTTCCGTTTGCTTGTATCACAGAAAACCAATATTATAAACGGGGAATATCAGCAACCCGCACAAAAAGCCCCGACGACCTTACAACAATTTACCAATATGTTACGGGATTGTTTTAAATGTTATTGGTTCATTGAGGACGGCAAATTTAAAATCGAACATATCCAATATTTCCGCAATGGCGGTTCCTATTCCGGCGGGGCTATATTAAGCCACGATTTGACAAAGGAATTGAATTTGCGCAACGGGAAACCGTGGGCGTTCAACACGTCGGAATATTCGTTTGATAAGGTCGATTTGCCGGAACGTTACCAATTTGAATGGATGGACGACGTTACGGCGGCATTTGAAGGGTTGCCGATACAAGTAATAAGCAAGTATGTAACGCCCGGAAAGGTTGAGGAAATTAATATATCAAACTTTACGTCCGATATTGATATGATGTTGTTAAACCCCGGCAATATGAGTTCGGACGGGTTCGCCTTGTTTGCCGCCGTTCCGCCAACGTCCGGGTCGCAATGGATATTACCATTTACCCGCCAAACTATTAACGGGGTCGAATACTTTTTGCAAAACGGATATTTGGCGTTTATCAATCTGCAATCCCCGTATTGGTTATATGATTTACCCGCCCGTCGTGTATCAATAAACGGTTCCGAGGTTTACGCATACGGTATTGAGAGAAAGAAGAAACAAACGTTTAGTTTTCCGGCAAATGACGACCCAAACCCGATGCAACTAATAAAAACGTATATCGGTAACGGTCAAGTTGATAAATTAAGCGTAAATTTGTGTAGTCGAAACATTAAAGCAACGTTGAAATATGATACAGAATAACAATATAAGCGTATTGCCGTGGTACACGTCAATAGAGCAGCAGAACCACCGTAAAAGTTACGCATACGGGCAAATATACCCATTGTTCGCACCGGCTGATAGATTATTGCCCTTTCAGATAATAAGAAATACCCGTTCAAATCCTGTTACGTCTGTTATTCTATATGATAAAACAGGAAAACAAATTGCAAATATAACAACATACATGAGGGAAACCGGATTGCAAGTTGTCCGGTTTCAGTCGTTGGGATATGATGTAATATTATACCCGGCAATATTACCCATGCCGTTAAATCAGTTTGACGGAATTTATTATTTGCGGTTATCTGATGGCGTTCAAACGTGGTATTCTGAAATGTTCACGGTCGTACAAGATTTTTCCGGTTACTTAAAAATACAATGGTGGGATATTGAAAATTTGGTATTTGACGCCGGGCAAATAGTATATAAAAACCCGGATTTCAAAAATACGTTGTATCTTTGTACAGAGTTGGGAAAACCGGATTATGAATTTGAAGAGGACGGCGAAGAACGGGACGGGTATTTTTTCCCGGAAAAACAAATATCAGTCAAAACGTTTAAATGTACAATATTGGCACCGGAGTTCCTTTGCGACGTTATGCGTTTTATTCGTATGGCTGATTACATACATATAACTGACAAGTACGGCAGGGAATACGATTGCGACACGTTTTTAATTACCCCGAAATGGCAAACGCAGGGGAATTTGGCGAGCGTGGAAATTGAGTTTAAAACAAATACCGTCGTGAAGAAAATAGGACGTGGGTATATTATCAGTAATAAGGGAGATTTTAACGAAGATTTCAATAATGATTTCGACAACAATTAAAATTTTGAATTATGGGAAATTATGAACAACTAAAAGCAGCAATAGCCGCCGTTATCAAAGCAAACGGCGCGCAAGAAATCACGGGGGACGTGTTGCAAGCAACGATGTTGTCGCTGGTTAGCAATATAGGCGACAACGCTATATTTGCCGGGATTGCAACGCCGACAACAAACCCCGGAACACCCGACCAAAACGTTTTTTATTTGGCGGCACAACCGGGCGTTTACTCTAATTTTGGGGGCGTGGAATTGACCGACCAAGTTTTAATCTTTTCCAATAAAAACAGAAGTTGGGTAAAGACTGATTCCGGTATTGCGACAAACGCAAAAGTTACTGAGGTAGTAGAATATTTAAACAATAAAAGTGTTGTTAAAAATCTTGTAGATATTATGACAGTAGGTGAAGAAACGTCTATTAAAGATAAAATAACAACAAAGATTGTGAATGATAATTTTGTTTTATCGTGGGAACAAATAGAAAATGCATCAGAGAGAAATTACCTTTTTTTTACTCATAAGTTTGGCAATCCAATTAAATTCTATAAAAATTCTCAGTTTTATTTTAGAGCAAAAAACAATGGTGGATATCCAATAAATTTAATATTTGGAATAACAAATGGTTCGCGAGATTGGAGCAGTGGTTTTTTTGTTCAAACACCAATACAATTGCAACCAAGTGAACTTGTAAATATTAATTTTAGCAATAAAGATTGGGAAACAATACAAGGGAGGTTGGATAACGGGGATGATACGTACATGATTATTGTAGTAAATGGAATAAGAAAATTTGACAATCTGAAACAACCGGGAGAAATAGAGGCGCAATATTTCTATTCACTTATAACGATGAACACTCAATATGCAGAAAATGCGATCAATGCAGAAAATGCGGCCATTGCAGAAAATGCGATCAATGCAGGTTGGCTAATTGGTGGAAAAGCAAAAAATGCTGTATTTAGAGATGAGGGCCCGAGAGGATTTACGCCAAATGCCATGACGGTAGAGGCAGTAGACAATAGAACCGTTAGACTAACAACAAACATAACGGAACAGCAAGTGGGGTCGTCTTATAGAGGAATATATTGGAAGATAACATATCAAAACTTTGAAGATATAAAAGGAATATGGGAGTTGAATTGTACATACGGGCAGTATTTTAATGCGAGAATAACGTCTGAGATTCAAGATTGGGGGCCAATTGCAAAAGATACATTTAATATACCTATCCCAAGAGAAAATATAAAAAATACATATAACCTCTATGATTTAATAATAGCGTTTAAGGAAGAACAAGAAGCATTGGGCCCCAATGGCAAATGGACGGGTAAAATTGTAGAAAATGGATATTTCTATTTGCAAATTATACGTTACGATTCTTCCGGGAGGCTTCCGGTAATTAACGATGTGATAACATTAGACCATATCCCAATTACGTCTAAGGTTATTGCAACGGATTTTACAGAATTAGCAAAGCAGAAAATTAGAGGAATATTACAAGGTGAAACAATTGAAGTTACTAATTGGGGAGATTCTCTTACAGCAGGTGCCGGAAGTACAAACCATAAAAACCAAGAAATTGTTATTCAATCCATCAAAGATAAAGGGTATGATATTTCTTTAAACGCGACGTCTCAAATAACATATACTATTATGATGCAAGCGTTGCTGGGAGGGAAATACAAAGTAAACAATTGCGGGGTTGGGGGAGAAAACATAAATACTATTGCCGCAAGATTAGGTGCAAATGTGGCCTATGCAAAAAATAATTTTACCCTTTCAAGATATGCAGATACCCCGGTGCAAATAGGACAAGCAGACGGGCACCTCGATTCATCATGGGATGAAATAGTTACCCCGTTATTGCAAGGCGCAGGGAACTCTGTAAATCCTTGTTACGTGCAAGGGGTGAAATGTAATTTAAAATGGACTGGTTCAAGTTATAACGACCCATCCGGAATATATACATTGCAAAGGATTAAAAACGGGGACAGAGATATTGAACTCCCGCAAAAAACGCCAATAATAATGTCCGGTTCTAAGCTATACAGAAATACAAAACTTTCTGTTATATGGTGTTGGCAGAATGGAGGGTATAGAAGCGACGAAGATTTAATTGAAAAGTTGGATAAAATATTGACGCATATTAACACACAGAATTATGTGTTAATTGGGCTTCATAGTTCAACAGAAGCCGGAAGAGATGCGCAGGAAAGCATGTTGTCAAAAAAATATGGAGATAAATTTTTCAATTGGAGACAATACGTTTCAACTAATGCTTTGTATGATTTCGGGATAACACCAACGCCGGAAGACTTGGAAGCCATGTCGGTTGGCTCGTGTCCTCCGTCTTTATTGACTGATAGCGTTCACCTATGCGCCGCAGGGTATGCAATATTAGGCTATAAAATCATTGAGAGATTTAAAGACTTAGGATACATTGAATAACTTATGCAAGTATAATCAAATCCCCCGGTATAACCCAGCCGTACCGGGGGATTGATATTGGCCGGATAATTATTAAAAACTCAAAATTATGGTACAAATCATTGTTGGTTGCATTATAGCGCAGATTTTCGTTATTGCAGCAATTGGCGGTACAGCGTATTATCTGTACAAGAAGAATGAGAGTAAGATTAAGGCGGTAAAAGCCGAAGTTGAAAAAAAAGTATCGGATATTACCGCGGTAGTGGATGAAATCGGCAGCGGTGTAAAAGACGCGTCGGCCGCAATCGCTGAAATCAAATCGGCGGTTGACGAAGTAAAGAACGCGTTCGACCGTTTCCCGTTTAATAACTAAGCCATGAAAAAGGTAATTTATGATTCATGGATTGCGCGCAATTTGCTGTTCAAGGGTTATTCAACAATAACCCTTACAGCATTTGTTTTTACGCGCTACAAAAGCAAAGAGGAAATGTCGCAGTATGTAAGAAATCACGAGTGTACGCACGCGCGGCAATGGGCTGAAATGTTCTTATTGGGTTTCTTTGTTGTGTTTGTGCTGCAAATTCCCTTTGATATTTCGTCATGGTGGTATTTGCTTCCGTTCTTTGCTTTTTACATTTGGTATCTGTTGGAAGTCGCGATACGTTCAATCATTATTTGGGGTAACGGTTACAGATACGTGTCATTTGAGCGCGAAGCGCGGGAAAATCAGTACGACAACACGTACTTAGAAAATGGCAATTACTTTAATTGGCTAACGTATTATGGAAAGACTAATTAATTGGGAGCAATGGCGAATAATTGCCATTTCCACGGTTAGCCCGATATTTGGGTATTTAACCCCGACAAAGGGGTTTGTTTACGCATTAGTAATAATGTTTGCGTTCAACATTTGGGCGGGTATGAGGGCGGACGGCGTGGCGATTGTGCGATGCAAAAACTTTTCGTTCCGGAAGTTTAAAAACGCATTGTGCGAATTTCTGTTGTATCTGTTTATCGTGGAGGCGATTTTTGTAATAATGAAAAATTGCGGCGATGAAAATGCGGCGGTTATCGTGGTAAAATCACTAACATACGTGTTTATGTTTGTGTATTTGCAAAATGCGTTCCGCAATCTGATTATTGCGTACCCCCGGAATTTGGCGTTACGTATTATTTACCATGTTATCCGTTTGGAGTTTACAAGGGCTTTGCCGTCGCATTTGCAACCGATAATTGACAGATTGGAAAAAGAATTAGGGAACGACCCCGACAAAAACAATAAAAAGAAAGGAGAAAACGAAAATGAGTAAAGTTGTAATTCTTGATGGAGGTCACGGCGTGGATTGTGCCGGGAAACGTTCCCCCATTTGGGGGGACGGTTCCCAATTGTTTGAATGGGAGTTTAACCGTGATATTGTACGCCGTATTGCGGCGATGTTGAAAGCGGAGGGAATAAAGTTTGAAATTTTGGTACCGGAGGACAACGACGTATCATTACCGGAACGTTGCCGACGTGCAAACGTTATCCATGCAGATTGCGGCAACAACGCCGTTTTGTTTAGCGTTCACGGGAACGCCGGAGGCGGCACCGGGTGGGAATGTTACACAAGCGTAGGGCAAACGAAAGCGGATGCAATCGCAACCGTTCTTTGCGAAGAAGCGGAAAAGGAGTTTGCCCCGGACGGTTGGAAAATGCGTTTCGATTATATAGACGGCGACCCGGACAAAGAAAGCCAATTTTATATTCTGAAACATACGGTTTGCCCGGCGGTATTATCCGAAAACTTTTTCTTTGATAATGAAAAGGATTGCAAATACATGTTGGATAACGAATTTAGAAACAGAATTGCAAAAATTCATTATTTAGCCATTAAAAAAATAATTTAATACTAAATTTGCGACGGGAATAGTTCGGAGTAGCTACCGAATGACAAGGGCAAGCCGATAGCCTTTTCCCGTTTCTTTCATCGGCTAATTTAATATCGGTATAATATGGAAATATGGAAAGAAATTCCCGGAAGTGGTGGAAAGTATCAAATTAGTAATTATGGAAATGTTTATTCTTTAATTAACAATGTGCAATTGAAAGGCGTAAATAATGGAAATGGTTATTTGCGTGTTAAACTGAATGAAAGACTTTTTTATATTCATAGATTGGTTGCAATGGCATTTATTCCAAATCCAAAAGGTTATAAAGAAATAAATCATAAAGATGAAAATAAACTAAACAATAATGCAGATAATTTAGAATGGTGCAGCCATAAATATAATATGAAATTTGGTACAAGAAATAAAAGGGCTATTGACAATACTAAAAAATCAGTTATTCAATATACAATGAGTGGCAAATATGTGTGTAGTTATAATAGTATTGTTGAAGCGGCAGGAAAGATGAGTATTTCCAAAGGAAATATTGTTTCGGTATTAAAAGGAAATAGAAAAAAGCGCAGGAGGCTATAAATGGAAGTATAACAATAAATAATCAGTTATGACAAAGCAGGAACAAAAAGAATACTTGCAAAAGTTCGTTGCAAGTCAAGGAACACAAGCCGGGTTAAGTATTACGCCGTTGTTGGAGGCGATAATAAACGGGAATGATGATATTTTCGTTGTTACCGTTGAGGACAACGCAGAAAACACAAAGAAAGTAACCAACCCGCAGGAGGATATAAACAATTTCATTACGGCGGCAAATGCAGACCCATTGCACAACACGCCGAAAGTTTTCATTGATGGGGTTGTTTTGGCATTTACTCAAATTGAGGTATCAGAGGACGAAATAAACGGATTAATCTTTGTTGATGGCGGCAAATACATTTTGACGTTAAGCACAACGGAGGAAAGCAGCCAATTAGTTTACACAGCTAACGAACCATGAAAAAGTATATTATAATTGCGGCAATTGCTTTGGCGGTTGCCGCCGTTGTCACTATATGGGTGCAACGTTCCCGGATTAATCAGTTAACCGGGGAAAGGGACAAATACAGAACCAACACGGAAACGTTATTGCAGGACGTTTCCCGGTACCAAACAAAAGATAGTTTGAACGCCGCAAAAGTTGGGGTTTTGGAACTGAAATTGTCAGAGTTTGAAAAATACCGGGCGAGCGATGCGGAGTTGATAAAGACGTTGCAGACAAAGAACCGGGAGTTGGAAGCCGTTACAACGGCACAAATGGAAACAATAACCAAATTGCGGGGAACCGTCCGGGACAGCATTGTATATTTGCCCGGAGATACGACAACAATTGTTCTGAAATGCGTTGATATTTCCGACCCGTGGTTTTCATTAAAAGGATGCACGACGCCGGACGGGGAGTTTACCGGGACATTTGTAAACCGTGACAGCATTTTAGTTGCTGCAACCGTACAATATAAACGGTTTTTGGGGTTCCTTTGGAAAACCAAGAAAATAAAGAACCGGGAAATTGATGTTATCAGCAGGAACCCGCATACAAAAATAATGGGGGTTGAATATATAGAGATAGAAAAATAACTATCTTTGTATCGAATTACATTTGACCACATAATTAGAGATTGTTTTCAAGGATTAGCCGGGTTTGCCCCGGCTTTTTTCGTTTTGCCCATTTTTAGCCTCGTAGCGGGCTTTTTTTATTCCGGTGGATAAATTTATATCTGAGCAAAGAAAGTGGCTTAAATCGAAAATTCGCCAAAAATAACTATCTTTTGAACCAAAAGAAAAATTTTTTATGCGTTTTGCTCAAAATAAAAAGAAATTCTTTTGGTAATTAAAATAAAGGTTGTATATTTGCATTGTCAAACAACAACGACGGGGTGTTTTCCCCGAACATTAAAAGAAAAATCAAAATGGCAACAACAATTTACAACGGTTTGGAATATTCAACAAAATCAATCAATCGCAATTTCCGTATCAAGGTTAACGGAATAGTTGACGGAAAAAAGATAAATAAATTGGTCGGCGTAAAAGGATTGATTGAATTGATTGGCGTTGGAATGGCAAACAAAATGTTGCGCCGTGCGTTCAATGGAAAGGACGACAAAACCGTATGTAAATTGCGTCGTGATATCAAAATTTCATTCTACATTAAATAATATCCGACCGGGCGGGTTCCCGGAACCAAATACAAATTCGTATGAGTTCAGAAAAAAGAAACAAGTTAAGCGAGACTTTCAAATTGGCGTGGCAGTTCGTAAAACGCAATGGTTATAAACTTTCAGAGGCTTTAAAATGTGCATGGTTGAACATTAAGTTGAAAGCCGAAATGAAAAAACGAATTGTAAAATTCTACTTTCAGAAAATAGACGGTTCATTGCGTGAGGCATACGGAACCACAAACCCGGAAACAATCCCGGCAACAACCGGAACCCGGAAACCCGCCGACACGGTACAAACGTATTTCGATACAGAAAAGCAGGAATACAGGTGTTTCAAAAAAGCTAATTTAATTCGTATTGCATAATCAACGCCGGGGATTTCCCCGGCAAAAAAACAAATGATATGAAAACAATAAACAACGTTGATGATTTAAGCGACGATTTGTGTTTATATTGTCCTTTGGATGATGACGAAAAAGGAACCCACGGCGTCCCAAATGGATATATAAGTTGTGAGGGGCGTTGTTGCCAAGAAGCGTATGAAATGTATATTGAGGAATGGACGGAATAACAAATTGTATGGAAAGTATAATAATAAAAGAAATTGAAATGATGTTGGAACTACCTTTGCACGAAAGACAAAAAGCGTATTTCCAAGACTTATTAAACGCCGCAAAGCCCGTTAAAATAGTTCCGGCGGCTGATGTATTGGAGGATTACGAATTGGACTACATACGGCACGTAATTAAGCCAAAGCCGAAAGAATGTTATCGAAATTCCCATTTACTTTGCGAGGCGTTCCCGGAACGGATTCTTTATTGTGAGGGAAAAACAAACGTCCCAATACCGATTGACCATGCGTTTAACAAGGTCGGCGACGCATATATTGACATAACATTTGAATTTGCGTTGCATGAAAACCCGTCAATATATGAGTACGTAACATTTGGAGAGTACGACGCAAAGACCATACGAAAAGCAGTATTGGAAACCGGATATTACGGCGAAATTTACAAATGGTTGTATTATCAGAGTAAGAAATAAAAAGCCCCCCGGCGTCATAAATCAATATGCACCGGGGGAATTTTACGCAGTAACCGAGAGCGATATTTGGTTGATGCGGTACCACAAAAATATATTGTTTGCCGTAAATTGCAAAACAACCCGCAAAAATAAATTTGAAATAAAAGTATTTATTTTTGGTAATTAAAGAAATATTTGTACCTTTGCATTGAAGTTAAGCCCACGCACGGGGATAGTGCGAAATAATATGAATATCAGAAAAGACAAAGAATTGAACATTTTGGCGAAAGCAGCCGGAAAGAAAGCAACAGAAGTTGAAACAATTATTGTAAACCAATTAATCCAAAAGGAAATGATACAAGACGACCCGGAATTTTGGGGATGCACTTTGTTTGATAGTATCGAACGTGACGTTCCGGTTTCTGATGTTGTCGGCATTATCAAAGCAACCGGAATTTCGGTTGTACGTTCCGAACATTTGGACGCATTTCTGAATTTGGTATTGGTCGGAAAAGGAGATTGCCCGGTATGTGGCGGAGAAATGGAAGTTACCGACGCCGATTATAAATGTTGCGGCGGCGATGGGTATTTAACCCCGTATGAATACGAACCGATATTTGAGGAAAAAACTTGCAAACATTGCGGGCATGTAGAGTAATAACCATAAAAATAAAACAATATGAAATTGAGAGTAAATGAAGCAATCGCCCGTTCCGAGGCGAACGGAAAAAAGGTATTGAAAAAGGATATTGCAGCCCGTTTATTTGAGGGCGCAAGCGAAAGCGCACAGCAGGTAAATATGACAAATCTTTGCAACGGGACAACCAAAAGGATTGTTCCGGAATGGGTAGTAATAATTTGCGAAATGTGCGGTTGTTCCGCCAATTATCTGTTTGGATTGGAGGATTAAGAAATGAAAAGGATAGTTGAAAGAATAGAGAAAATGACCGACGTTGTTTTTTCTGACGAATGGCAAAACAAGTTCTTTACATGGTCGTTCGGCATAATGTGCGCAATTTGCTTTATTGCCGGATTTTGGAATTATGCCCATTTTCTATTTGCCGGAATGTTTGGGGTTGCAACATATATGACATATAACGAAAAAAAATAATAATATGAGAGCGGAAAAAAAACAGCCGGAAACGGTAAAAGAAATGGTTGGCGCATTGCAAGGCGCAACAAATGCGATGGGAGATTTGGCAAAATCAATGGGGCAATTGCCCGCCGATAAATTCCCGGAAATAAACGATGAACAACAGATTGTCCCCGGATTGGATGCCGTCGAAATAGAACAGCCCGCCGGGGCTTTTGAAATTGTGCCGGGCATGACGGTTGAGGAAATGACAGCAATGTTTTTTGATGGTGCGTTGATTGAACCGCCGTATAAGGTTTGGCAGCTAAACAGCAAAGGACACCGCTATTATTACAAATTTGACGACAACGGAACCCCGGAATTTTATCCGTCGGTTACAACCATTTTGTCGCAGACAATGCCGCAATCGCCATTTCTGATAAAATGGATTGCCGACAAAGGAATTGACGAGGCGGAGCGATACAAGGCAGAACGGGCGGCGTATGGTACATTTATGCACGCCCAATTTGAAGAACTTATAATTAACCGGGTTTATGATTTGGACGGATTGAAAGCCAAATTGAAAGATTATATTGATAACAACAAATTGCCCGCCGATTTCATTTATTACGCTGATGATTTCAAAAAGGATATATTGGCATTTGCGCAATTTGTTTTGGATTATGACGTTAAACCGTTAGCCGTGGAAATTGCGTTGGTACACCCCGTTCATAATTACGCCGGAATGATTGATTTACCGTGTACGATGTTATCAAAGCCCGGTTCAAAAGAATACATAAACGCAATTGTGGATTTCAAAAGCGGGCGCAAAGGATTTTACGAAGAAGCGGAAATTCAGTTGCATTTATATGCGATGATGTGGAACGAAAATTTCCCGGATATTCCGATTGACCGTGTTTTCAATTTCAGCCCGAAAGATTGGCGAAAGAAACCGACGTACAATTTGAAAGACCAAACCGACAGCCCGAACGCAAAGAAAATCCCGTATCTTTTGGAGTTGGCAGCAATTGAGGACGAAAAACGGGATAATACATTTACGGCGGTTTCCGGGGAAATATCATTGGATAACGAACCGGATTTGACAAACAATATTGTTTCGCTGACGTTGGCGGAACTTGTTAAAAGCAAAGCCCCGGCGGAAAAGAAAAAGCCGGAACCGGAAAAAGCCGTTACCGTTGAGGATTTGAAGAAAGACCCGGAACCCGAACCACAACCGGAACCCGAACCACAACCGGAACCGGAGGAAAAGAAAACCAAGACCGTAAAGAGAACCACACGAAGAACGGCAAAAACGGCGGAAAACAAGCCCGTCAAGGAAAAGAAAACCGCAAAATGTACAATTACACCAAAAAAAGAAAAAGTGGCTAAAATCGAAGAAAAACAGCCTAAAAAGCCGGAACCCGTGACAAAGAAAGATTTGTTGAATACTGAAATTGATATTTGATTATGAAAGGACGTATAAACATAAACAGACCAACCACCGGTATACAACGTGTTGTTTTGCCACGTGTGGGGTTTATCAAAGTAGGGTATAAGGAGAAAGCAACCAACGGAAAAGAATATCCAAAAAGTGTTGACTATTTTATTGCTAGTGGAAAGTATGCCGGATTGTTTACCAAAGCATACGGCGAAAAGCCGCAAACTATTCAAATAATTTTCCCGGATGATTGCCCGGAAAAGGTATGTAACGAAATGTACGAATACCGGGACGACGACGGGCGACGCATAGCATACGGCGATGGGGAAACGTTCTTTGTATGGAACGGAAAACAATATGCACAATACAGTACAAAGGATTATCCTAATTTGATGGCAGGGGTTACGGAAAAGCACCCAAACCGTGCCGTAAAGAATGGCGGTGACGGATGGATTGTAACGTTAACCGTAACGTTTATTATTCCTTTGGTTCGTGGGGTTGCCGGGGTTTGGCAGTTCGTAACAAAGGGTACGGCGTCAACAATTCCAAATATCCGAGACACGTTCGACGCCATGTTGCAGGAACGGGGATTTGTTAAGGGTATAGTTTGGGATATGAACGTACAATTTGCCGTCTCTCAAAAGCCCGGCGACCGTTCCCGTTATCCGGTCGTTTCCATTGTTCCGAACGAAAGCGAGGGGAATTTGCGTAAAGTAACTGAAGCATTTAAGCCAATAAAATTGATAGAAGAATGAAGAAAATTATTTTGTTTTTAGTGATATCAGTAATGTGTGTAAGCGTGTATGCCCAAACTGTAGTAGAGGTTGAAACGTTGAAAGTAACAGACCTTGGGAACCAAAAATTGTGCGCTGCAAAGGTGAATGGGTGTATAGACCATTATTACATTATGCTTAAAACTAGTAATATATATCAAAAGTATATTACTGTTTACCTTGGGGATAAGGAGGAAGCTATAAGGTTACTTCGGTTTTTGTATGACTTAAATTCTAAGGGTGGAACCTATATACATCTGGAAAATAGGACTAACAACGTAGTTTCATGGAATAGATTAGGCTATTATACAGTATTCTCTGAGGGGAGGGCATTAAAAGGACATATAAGAAAGCAAAATATTAAGGGCTTTATCGCAGAATTAACCAATAATGTTTGATAATTCAAAAAAAAACATCTATTTTTGCAGCATAAACAAACGACTACCACCGTTTATACGATATTGCTAATTAGCTTGAAACCCTTGGTTTGGTGTGTGGTAGCCCAGACCTCGGGTTTTTTTTTTATAACCTATGACATACAATATATTTATAGACCAAAAGTTTGCCATTGTACATGGCTTAACAATTGTACAAGCAACTACGCTTGCCGCATGTATGACTTTAACTTCATGGAGCAATTCAATAAAATTAGGAAATGTTGTATGGTATCAATATTCTGAAAAGGAAATGTCTGATAACTTCCCGTTTCTTTTTTCTATCCCTAAAAGAGCTTACAAGAACCTTAGAATTTTGTCTGATATGGGTTTTGTCGAATTAATATCGATTAGCGAAACAAAGTATTTAAGATTCACATCAAAGTGCACAAATTGGAAATGCCAAGATGGTAACTATTTTGTAATATGATATGTCCGATAAAGGACATAGAATAAAGATGATAAATAAATAAAAGTTTAAAAATAATCAATTTAGAAAATGAAAGAAAGATGCTATTTGGTATTGGACTTAGTACGTTCAAAAGTTTTAGATTTAAATCCAACTGAAAGTATTTTGGCATCATGTTTATTTGGATTGTTGACGAAAAATCCGATACAATACGATGGAAATTCATATTATATGGCTGACTATAAATATGTAGTTTGTTATTGCTCTGTATTGCCTAATAAGGTAGATACATTGAGGCGTATTTACAAACGTTTGGAGAATATAGGGTTGATAGAAACTATAAAGATTGATAATCACGTTTATTTTACCCCATCTCAGATGTTGCGTGATTGGGGAACCGTATATGAATGCGTGGAAGCGGAAAAAAATCCCGTGGAAGCGGAAAAAAATCCCGTGGAAGCGGAAAAAAATCCCGTGGAAGCGGAAAAAAATCCCGTGGAAGCGGAAAAAAATCCCGTGGAAGCGGAAAAAAATCCCGTGGAAGCGGAAAAAAATCCCGTGGAAGCGGAA